TATGGGTCACTTGAACTTGATCTCCATCATTAGTTGCACAAGGCAAGCCGTGAGATTAATCTCGTGATCCGCAGCAAACGCCGCCTTGTACTGGTAGTCTGCAAGAATAAGAATGGCTTGAGGAATAGATCCACCCTCAACCGTATCACACAGGCTATCGTAAATTGCACGGTACACCCGTGTCTGATCGTTGTCTAGGTTGTCCACCACCCACCTACGAACATTGGCAAACTCCTTTGCCTTCATGTGCTTCACCAAGTCGCGGATCTGCACATCCCCAAGGGTCTGAAGAATGCCCACATCAATCTTTCCACTCACAGAATACCGCTGAAGTTCGTTCAGGGTACGCCGAAAGTCAGGAAAGTACTTTGTAATGAGTTGAGCCACCACCTTGGGTTCGTATTCAATACCCTCGGCTTCTAGAATCTCGGTGGCTCGTTTCAGGAACTTCACCGCAATCTGAGCCTTCTCCTTCTGCTGTATACGAAAATCTATACAGGTGCATCGGGAGTGCAGAGGTTCAATGATTCTATTTTTAAAATTACAGGTGAGAATGAACCGACAGTTGGTAGAGAACTCTTCAATGAAACCCCGAAGTGCTGGCTGTGTGGACTGTGCATTGGAGTAGTCAAACTCATCCAATATCACCACCTTCTTTACGCCTTCGGTGAGAGACACCGTGGACGCAAAGTTTCTGATTCTGGTACGGAGAGTATCAATGTTTCCGTCCTCAGAGCAGTTCACCACAATATAGTCGCAACCCAAATCATTACACAAGGCTCTAGCAATAGAAGTCTTGCCACAACCCGCTCCTCCACTCAGTAGTAGATTCTGCGGTTCGCCTCGCTCTGCCATTTGCAGGAACAGGTCATGCGTTTCAGATGGAAGAATACAATCAGCAACGGTTTGTGGTCGATACTTTTCGCACCACAATCCCTTCACGGTTTCTGTTGAGATCACTTTAAGCCTTGTATGTTGAGTCTGCGTTCAGGGCAATCCAATAGGTCAGAGGTTCATTCTTATTCGTGAAGGAACTGACCACCTTCTCCGAAATCGCAACAGCGTAATCACCTGGAAGAATCTTTAGATTATCCACATCAAAGATAAAGTCGAATGTGGCACCCGAAGCATTCTCTCCCACAATCACCGAATAGAAGTTGGAAGTCTTGTCTGCCTTGTCTGTGGCTGCAAGTTCAATGTGCTTGCCGTCTGCCGATGATCGCACACACAGATGGGTTACCTGAAGCACCGAAGCCGCCTTGATGATCTCTGCAAAGTCCTTCGACTTCAAATCAAACTGCACCACAGGGGACGGCATACTAATCTTCTTGCTTGTGGAAGTCACTAGACGAGGATCACAATAGTAGTAGCGAACACTTGAGTTTCCGCACTTCACGGTGATGTAGTTGTCCTCAAACACGAACTCAGGATCCTTGAACAGACTCACCGTTCCCAAGAACTTGTTTAAATCCCAAATAGCAAACGACTTCGCAAAGGTTTCATCCACCTTTGCTTCGGCAAGGATATTCTTCGTGGACGACAGGGTATTCAACTTGTTGCCCTCGTTCACTAGAATTCCTGAATTAATACTAGCAAAGTTCTTGAGGATATCAAGTGTTCGCTTGGAAATCTTCACCACATTAGTCTTGGTCTTCGTTGTCATAATCTTCTCGCTTTCCTGCATTAGAGTCTTCCACAAATCGTTTCAAAATTTCTTTCTGATCGTGGCGGCGGCTGCTCTTATGCTTTCGCTCCACACTCTTACGAGCCTTCTTTGCGTTCGGGTCGCTACTGTCGTAGTCACGGTTGTTGCGCTCAAACATATCAAAAGTCCTCAATATCAGAAATAAGGTTACGCAAACCCTTCTCTATCATGTAGCCAAGAATCTTGCTACGAGAGGGTGTAAAAGGTGTATTCCAATTCACTTCAATTTTTTCTTCGTACTCGGATGGGATGTGGAGCAGATCAATGAGTGTCTTGTTTCGATTCCAATTCGCTTGGTGCTTTTCTTGCACCACTCCATGCTCCGCGTAATAGTTTAGCAGTTCATCCATACGCTTCTTCGTAATGGGCTTCTGTCGTTTGTCTTCCACCATGAAGCAGTCATCATCCGATAGAATATTTGGAACTCCATCAGACGAGTCTCCTCGGACAATATGCTCAAGCAAAAACTGCTTAGGATTGTCTACTTCAACAAACTTCTTCTGAAGGGGAGCGTACTGCCGCACACTTGGATGAATAAGCAGTTGAGAGAAGTCCTTGTCTCCACTCAACACAAGCATCTTCTCTGTGGGAGCAAATCGTTTCACAAGATAGGCAATAAGATCATCGGCTTCACAGCCTTGAACTGCCAGATTTCGATAGGGCATATGCAGAGCAACCTCATCCCTAATCTTATTCATTATCTCATAGAACCGAGTCCATTGAGCCTCGTTCTCTTTACGGTCTTGTCTGCGCTTTCCCTTGTAGTGGGAAAAGAACTGCCGCCGCCAAGAAGAGCCTGAGTCTTCACATATAACTAGTTCGCCGTATTCGCGGAAAAACTTCTTGCGATATATGCGATATGTGTTGAGTACCATGTGTCGAACTAGGTCTTCATCAATGGCTGCAACATCTCTATGCTGTGCAAAGATAGACGACATCAATACCTGCGTGTTGTCAACGAGAATCATTACTGTACCTGTAGAATGAGGCAATTACTGTTTACGCGACCCGTGGGTTCGCTACTCTTAGTCTTCAATCCCGTAAGGTAACGAATAGCAGTAACAACTGTCTTTCGGCAGTCGTTCTGATTCTTCAGAAACTCATCAGGATTTCTGACAGTCTTCTCAAAAGACTTTGCCGAATCAAATCCAATAATGGTTGACCCCTTCACGGCAAGTCCGCTTTTCGGTTCAACTGCAATAAGCAGGGTGGCTTTCTTGTTCTTTGTGTTGTACATGATCAGTCTCTGTGCCCCAATGATATCCACTGGATTGATGGAGTCAATAGCAAAGGCATCACTTCTCTGTAAGAAGTGGAGTCTCTTTATTTGAGACTCTGGGGACTTGCGCTTCTGCTTTCGCGGCTTCTTGTTAGACTTCAGAATACCAATACGATCATTTAAATTTTGAACAGCAGATGTCAGCGTGTCCACCATGTTTTTTAATGCTGTCTTTTTAAAATGAGAGTACCCCTCAACAAGATCGGGATCGGTTCCTGCTTGTGCTAAAAGCATTTCCTCTAGGGTTTTCACCAAGCGATCCCGCACAATAACAGCAAGTGGGCGGGTTAGTTCGGTGCGAGAAATCCATTCAAGCAGAGCATTATCTTTCCGCTTTCCCTTCAGCACAGACTCGGTGGTTTCATCAATCACAGGCTCCAAATCAGACAGCAGTACATCTGCCTTTGCAACCACACGATCCTGCACACTTACTCGCTCAATGGGGATAGCGTCTGCCACACCCCGTGCATGGTCAAGCAGTTCCCCTAGAGTCTTCTCAATAAGAGCCTTGTGTACATCCGCAAACGGAAAGCCACGGGTCACCATACGGCAGTACGGAGCCACCAAACGCAGACGAGACTTTTCTGCTCGACCAACCACCGCTGCATCCTCTGTGCGTCCGTGATCCCGTAGATATTTAACTATCCACCCCTTGGACTCTGTTGGCTTGAAATTTTGCCTGTACCAATACAGGGATTTTTCAATTGCAATATCAATATCTTCTTTTGCCACAGTAGCATTGACTTGTGGCTCAGACCCACCAGAGAGAATAGTACGAGCGCGTTCTTTTGATATTTTTTGTGTCATGGGAGGCATAGTTTGCTGAAGTTGTTAACCTTCTTATAGGTCAATATGTTCTGAAACTTATCTAGTAACTGATCGGACTTGTGGGAGATAACAAATATATTATTGCTAGTGCCCATACTTTGAAGAATCTTGATTACCTCTTCTGTTCCAACAGCATCAAGCGAAGAGTCAAATACTTCGTCAAGAATGAGTAGGTTCGTGTTGGCACAGTTCTTCATTCTAGCAATATCTCGCCATGCAAGCAAGAGAGAAAGGTCAATTCTCAATTTTTCACCTTCGCTAAAGTTGTCATACGAGAACTCATCGCGGTGGCGGCTCTTGATTATTTCATTAAAGTCTTCGTTGAGAGTGAACTGAGCAAAGAAGTCCATTGAAATCAAATACTTGTTAATGATTTTATTTAGTGCAGGAATATATTTCCGAATAATCTTTCGCTTGATACCGCTGTCCTTCAGCAGCACCGTGGCAATCTCCATTGTGTGCAGATCTTCCACTAGTGACTTCTTGTTTGCCTCTGCTCCGTCTTCTTGTCCGCGAAGCACGGTCATATCGTCCTGTTCAGTCTTGATAGAAGCCTTCTCTCGCTGCACCTTGTCTGCCAAGTCTTGCAACTGCTTCAGGTACTTCTTGGAAGACGCAATAGCAGAATCAGATTTAGTGATTTCTGTTTTCTTCTTGTCCGCAGATTCAACACCCGATAGCAATTGCTCAAGGTTGCTCTTTTCTTTTGCAATCATTACTTCTAGTTGGGCGAGTGCTGTTTCTAATTCTGTATGACGGCTCTGCTTCTTTACGATCATGTCATCACGAAATGTTTGCGGAAGATCGTGCTTGCATACAGGGCAGTCTTCATTCTGCTGATAGAACTCGCGTTCTTCGTTTGCCTTTTTTATTCCACTAATCATTTGTTTGCGAAGTGCAGCAAGTTGATTCACTGCTTCCCGACCCTTATTAACAGCATCAGGAGACGCACCAATAGCAAGTAGTTCTTCCTGTAGAACTGCCTTCTTCTGAAGTAGTTCGTCAAGAGTCTTCTGCTCTTCGGCAGAGGATGCAGCATAAGAATCCAACTGTGAGTCAGACTTGTCCTCGATTTTTTTGATCAAGTCTGCCTTATGCTCTATTCGAAGTTTGAGAGTATTGATTTCCGTATCCACTTCTCGGAGTGCTTCTTTGGTTTCAGATAGACGAGTCTTCAGGAGATCATTCATCTTGGAGAACACATCAATATCCAACAAGTTCTCTACCACACCACGCCGATCCGCAGCAGCAAGGCGCATGAACGGAACATAGTTGGTGGAACCCAATATGACTACTTGACAGAATGTCTTGTAGTTCATCTTTAAAATATGACCCTCAAGAATTGCTTGATAGTCTTTCACATTAGCGGTTTGGTCTATTGCCTTGCCGTCTTTTTCAATCACAAACACCTTTGGTGCTAGACCACGAGTCACCTTGTATGTGCTGCCGTTAACTGTGAATTCAATCTCTACCACACAGTCTTTACCGTTGATGGAGTTAACAATTTGTGGAATATTGATGTTACGAAACGGCTTGCCGTATAGAACAAAGGTTATAGCGTCAAGCATGGTAGTTTTACCTGCTCCGTTTTCGCCGCACACAAGAGTGGTTGCGGATTTATCTAGAGCCACTTCGGTAAACACATTTCCCGTGCTTAGTAGATTTTTCCACTTAATCTTGTTGAATGTGATCATGGTTTTCCAATCTCGTTTGCCATGCACTCTCCGTACAGTTCACGAATAAGTTCCTTGATAGCCTTGCAGTCTCCAATGTCCTGCTTCAGCGAATCAATTTCTCGATTAATGATTGAAATAGTATCCTCTCCCAACTCATCAGTAGCCGTATCAGTTGCGGTTTCCTGTTGGAAGTCTTCAATAATAGTAACACCGTGTGGGCTGCTACTGTACACCGAATCCACAAACTTTTCAAACAGGTACGGCTTTGTCTTCTTCTCTACAATGATACGAACATACTTGCTTCGTGTTCTGTCCTCATCAACCGATAGAGGAACTGTATCACTACTCTGCGAGTCATCGTAACGAATCTGAGTAAAGATTGTGTGTGGATTCTTGACGAACTCCAAGTCCTGTGTCTCGGTATCAAATATATGGAATCCCTTTTTCTCTCCGTAGTCACTCATCGTGATCTGATAGGGACATCCCAAATAATGAATGTTGTCGCGAGAATGGCGGGAGTGGAAGTGTCCTGTGTACACCGCCTTGAACCGTTGGAATAGATTTGCATCCATACCACCATCGAATGGAGTATTCCTGAGAACATGATATCCGTTGAGTTCAAGATGACCCATCATTATGTCTGCGGGTGCGTCCTTCAGGAATTGTAAAGACTCTGCTTCGTTTTCCTTGTTGATCCACGGCAGCATTGCAATGGGAAGCCCATCAAAGGTTAGAACAGTTGGCTTGTCGTGAACAATAAAGCGATCCGAGAACAACTCCTGTAGTGAGTTTACTTCGCTCTTGTTCTTGAAGAAGATATCGTGGTTGCCCAAGATGCAGTGCATCTTTGCTCCGCTCTTCTCAAGCCGCTTCACGAATCCTGTCTGTACTGCATTCAGAGTAAGAAAGTTTACGAACTTGCGGCGATCAAGAAAGTCGCCCAAGTGAATAATGGTGTCGATTCCATCTGCTTCAATCCGAGGAAAGAACACGCGATCAAAGAACCGCATGAAATGCTCTAGGAACAATGGCGAATCGTTTCGCGCACCGAAATGGGTATCCGTCACCAATGCAATCTTCACTTCTTCTTGCCTTTCGATTTCTTCTTTGCTACAGGTGGGGTCTTTGGCTTTGCAGGTTTTGCAGCCGCCTTCTTCTTTTTCTTGGTCTTGGGTTTAACTTCAGAAACCTCTTCCTTCGCTTCACCTGTTTTCTTTTCAAACGAAGCAATATCGTTTTCGGTCAGGAAGGTAGGAAGGGTTTCAAAATTCTCGCCAACCTTTAGATAGTTCTCGCGGAACCATCGGCGCACAGAAGAATCCACATTGGACATCTCAATCTTCTTGAGTTTGATATACGCTTGCTTCTTCTCCTTCTGTATGCGGCGAAGAAAAGCGTAGTAGGTGATCTGAGTGAAATATGAGAATGGATTGCTTGATTTTTCAGGATCAAAGTTGTATGCGTACAGCAAACAATTTTCAATTCCATCAGACATCATTTCATCACGATACGGGTAGTTTATGAAGTTAGGTTTGCGGGATAAATGCTCCGCAATCTTCATAAAGCACTCACCGATGTAATGAGTTACGGGAGGATGCTTCTCACCCTTTTCGTTTGCGGCAGTAACAAGTAGTTTCCATGCTGATATCTCAGCAAAAAACTGTTGGTTGTCGATATAGTGGTCACTCTTTTTCTTAGCCATCACATTCCTTTATGTACATTATGAATCATAATCAACTCCGTGTCAACCCTTATCTGTATTTTTTGGAGGCTCTTGTTCTGGCAAGTAGTCTTTCAAAAATGGCGACCAGTCTCCCGATGTGTTTCCGTATTCGGGTTTTGCCTTGTGCTCATCGGCAGGTTCCTTCCAATCGTCCTTGGAAGTCTTCTCTCTTTTCTGCCGCTTTGCTCGCTTTGGCTTGTCTTCAACTTCCTCTTCTTCCTCTTCTTCCTCTTCATTCATCATCTGTTCAAGAAAGTCTGTACTCGTAAAATCAGAAATACAATCTTTCAAATAATCAATAAAGCCTGTCTCCACCCAACTAGCAAGAATGTCTTTTGGAATACTCACAGAAAACACAATGCCTTCTACCCGTGGAGGGAACGAAGGGGGAAACGATGGGGGAAACACAGGACTTAATTGATCAAACACCGACTGAAGTGGATTCTTGTAGTCTGTTGCCTGTGGTGGTGCGTCTTCCTGCGCCATACGCTTGAGCAATTCCTCTAACTTTTTATCCACATCATCGCTGAGTTCAAGCATTTCGTCTTCATCAAACAAGGGAAGTTCGGCGGGAGCAGTAGAGGACGGTGGCAGTGGAAGTGCTGCACCACGATCATCTGCTTCGGTTTGGCGATCATACAGACACACAATATCGGGATCGGGTTGCAATTCAACAACAATAAAGTCTAGTGGAATGTCTGCAATTATTTCAGAAGTGCTGCCAAGCCAATCGGAGAAGTAGATCACCTGACGCTTTGCACCCGTGTAAGGATCACTCTGAATATTATTCATGATCCGCATGGGACGCTGCAACTTAATCTTGTCTTTGGTTTTACCTGCAACCTTTGCAATAATTTCTTCGCCACTACGGAGTTTGAAGATTCTGAGTTCTGTTTTTTTCTTTCGGCTCATGTGTCTTCTCCTAACTGTATTTTTACTACCTTGTACTCGAAACCTTCGGCTTCGTACAGTTTCATACGCTCATTCATATGGCGAAGTGTGTGATTCTTCCAAGTCTTCCATGAAAGATCATCACCTAGATCATAAAGTCGCGCTGTGGTCTTGTCTTGTGAAACTCGCAATTGTCTTCCAATACTCTGCAATACTCGTATCCGTGACTTGGATGGTGAAGCAAATATAATGTTGTTCAGTCTTCGAATGGAAATGCCTGTGCTGAATGTTCCATAAGAAGCAATAATGACGGCATCAGATTCTGTTTCTACAATCTTGCGTATCTCTTCTCGTTCCGATGCTTCCGTACCGCCATAGACAAAGAATACCTTGCGCTCCATTGGAATGCAAGCCCTAACCATAGTATTTAGCAGTTTGCCGTGATCTTCTACGAATTGAAAAAGTATAAGCGAGTTACCCTTGAGTGATTTACAAAGATTAGCAATAAAACGATTTCGGCGAGTGGATCCAATGATCCACTTGATTTCATCGGGATATTTCGCTCGCTTCACAGATTCTCTATCAATATCGGGATACGACAGTAGTATGCAGTCAATTTTTAGATCGCTGAGTATTTTCTTTTCCATGAGTGCCTTGGTCTTTGTGACCTCATAGGCACGACCAAACAGCCCCTCAAGCACAAGGCGATGGGTATCAGTGCCGTCCAAGGTTCCTGTAGTACCAACGCGGAAAGGACAACGCTTTAGTTTGGTGAGTATTGCGGTGAGAGACTTGGACTTGAACAGGTGGGCTTCATCTCCAACCACAGCACCAAACTGCTCAAAGTACTTTTCCGTTTGCTTGTATATGGATTGCCATGTGGAAATCACCACACGCTTCTGTGTTGCCTTGTCCGCTCCTGCAAGAATCTTATGGCAATTAGTTTGCACATCCCATCCGTTTGCCGAAGAGTAATCCGTAAAGTCAGAAAACATCTGCTCTACTAGGGACACTGTTGGCACAATGATGAGTACCTTTTTGTCCTTTGGAATCTTGCTCAGGTAGTATCGCAGTAGTGCGTAGATGATAAGACTTTTTCCGCTGCCTGTGGGAGACAGCAGAAGGCATCGTTCTTCCTGCATGGCGTGTTGTACTGCATTAATCTGATGCTCATGGGGAGAGACTTTTTTCCCGTGTACTTGAACATTCAAGAAGTCTTCCATGAATCCCTGCACATCAGCAGGGGTAGTGGTGAACGCATTGCGTGAAGGCAGGGTAATGGTGTACTTGCGTTCGTCTGCGAATTTCTGAATGTACTCCACTAGTCCTGCGTAGATGGTCTGCGTGTGAATATTGTAGAGTTTGATTTCGCCGTTCCACATACGAGAGCGATACGCTGGCATGAACTTGTAACCAGGAACCTTGAAAGTAAAATAATCAGAGAGTTCATGGGCAATGCCTTTATCGCAATGCACACGAACATTCACCGAATCTATTTCGCTTACATCAAGGTCGAACATTACAACAAGTCCTCGTTTCCCACAACCTGACCGTTGAACCGTATATTATATTTAGTTCCCAAGTCTCCTCTCCACCCAACCGTCTTTATTCCGCTACATTTCATCATTAGGAGTCCATTGTGGATAGTATCCTGCGAACGCTCAGGAGAGGCTTCTACGAGGCGGCAAAGGGTAACCACGCGCTTGATGCCGAACTCTATAAGAGTACGAGCGCACTCAGCACACACTCCCCATGTGCAGTACACGGTTAACCCCTGAGTTGGAAGTCCGTTCTGTAGTGCCTTGAATACTACTGCTCGTTCCGCGTGTTCGGTGCAGTAATTTTTAGTTTTAGGAGTGCACTCGTAGTCATATAAATTTTCGGGGATAGCGTTCCACGCTGCCAGTACCACACCACCCACAGGAACTACAAGTACTGCACCCACCTGTGTTCTAGGATCAGTGCTGTGTCGTGCGGCAGAAAATGCGTCTTGCAGATACATACGATCCACCCACCAATTGGCAGGGTCTTCGCAAAGCGCAGTTGTGGGATTACTGTCCATTCACAAACTTACGCCAATCAATGGCATTACGAATTTTCCAATGACGATTATTTAATTCCTTCACAATCTCTTCTAGGAGTGAAATCTTTTCCTTTTGATACACCACTCGCTGACGAGCCTTGGATATATCTGCATCTGCATTCAAATATAGATCAAGATCATTACGCAAAATCTTTAGTGCAAACGGCTCCCATCCACGAGCGGTTAACTCCTCTTGCGACATTTTACCTGTGTAGTACTCCCACTTGCTTCGTAGTGTGATGTCGTAATCACTTGTAATCTTTGCCAACGACAACCGCTCGTCCATTAGGAAGTTCAGGTACTTGCTGTGTAGTTGTGGAATCTTGAGGGATTCAATGTCCAATGCGGTTTCGTCCAACCGCACATCCCGTTCAATTTCTTTTCTAATATCGTCCAAGGTCATAATGTGTTCTCCGTAGGGGAGAGTCTACACCATATCCACTAAGAGTCAACCCCTATTCACAAACAAATATTAGTACCGCTCAATGCTGTAACTTCTGTACCCAAAAGTAACAGTGGACTGTATTGGTTCGGGATCCATGATAGTGGATGAAAAATCAATAGCGGACAGGTTCTTGGGATACAGCCCTTCAAAGGTAACACTAATTTTGGGTTGCTTGCCGCTGTTCAGTACAACCAGATTGGCTGTGGTGAGGTGAGTATTTGGGGAGCGAAACTCCTCGTAATTTTCCACATTGGTAACGGAGCGCATCCAGTTGTATATTTCAAGCCAATTTAAAAGAGCCTCGTCCACTATGAATGTAATAGTCAAGTCATCAAATTCCATTTTGGATGGAGCCTTGATGGGCACAAACGGATTAGGCATTGAAACATCCGTGAGTGTTACAGAGGGTATCGAAGCGGTCTGACAGAAGTAAGTAGTATTCGGCAGTCTTGCCATAGAGAAACGAAAATATGTGGGCAGCAAGGCACTGATATTTTCAGGATACCTGTTCTTGATGTCTGCGGGAATGTCAAATTGGAATGTGTTTGCCATACAAGTATGTAGAAAAGAACAGGGGAGGGCACGAAGCCCTCCCCCATGTCTTTGCTTGTGAGCAGTCTATTACGAAGCCACGCCGTGGAGGTTGTCCACGCGGAAGATACGGTAGTAGACATTTGCGCGAGTCTTCAGACCGCCGTAACCAACAGTGGTTCCTTCTGCAAAGGGGTTCGCGACCATGCCGTAGCGGGTCTTGAATGCCATCTTTGGCTGGAAGGTACTAGTATCAACAGCACGCATCATCTGAAGCGGAACATACGGGCAGTAGAAGATACCTGCATCGTATGGGCTGCTGCCCTTGTATCCCGTGAGTACAAAGTTGCTGCCACTGGTTGCAGTGGTGTCGA